AGTTAAATAATATGGAACTTCCAACATTTGAAGACTATTTGGAACACATAGAACCCAGGAAAAGGTCTCTTTACCGTAGAGGTTATAAATTATTCCTAGAGAAACCCGAGATATGTCGAGTCATGGAGATTTTTGCTAAGGAAGAAGAGAAGCAATATAAGGAATGTAGGTTCTATGAAGGTATTGAGGATTACAAGGTTAGAAATATATTCAATCCTAGAGAGGCTGTCAAAGCAATGGGGGGTTATATGGTTCACATAATGAGTAAAGCTTTGAAGCAAACCAAGACTTTTGGTAAAAATTACTCATGTGCTAAATCCCCAGATGTTTTAGATGGTTTGATTACGCAAGCATGCCGCACTGTTAATGACTGGATTGTTTTTACATACGATGGGGAGTTTCATGACGTGCACCAACATAAGCGATTCTTGTCGGATGTCGATAATAGGATTATAGAGGAATGTGTTCCATTGATAATGAGGAGATTAGGTTTTACTATAGCGCATATTATGGCATTAGTAGACAATATGACTAGATTAGAAACTCCTGTGCGGTTATATCGCAGAGATAAGCGATTACCAAGGGGTCACAAGCTGACTATGATATTGGAAGGTACTATACACGGTACAGTCTTTTCAGGACATCCCTCAAGAACATCATTTGGTAATACCCTGCGTATACTAGTTATGTCATTAGCTGTTTGTATGGAGACAGGACTTAGGTGGAATATTGATTTGCACCATTTTCAAGCTGGTGACGACACTCTGATAATAATCTCCAAATCATTATATGTTCAATATCGTATGCGTTTGGATGAGGTATATTCACCAGATGGTTATGGTTTGAAGATGAAGGATCCAAAACTAGCCTATGATATGGATTTTCTTAGTAAACATGGTTGGATGCACGAGACAGCAGAGTTATCACGGTTACCTCCAAGAGTTTTACAAACTGGATTGTACTCAACAAAGTTGAAAGAGATGGAAGAAATGGATGTATTTGATATAGCCATAACAAAGCAGTTAGCAGCATGGGGAGTAGGTGTCTATGGTGTAGGAGACTTTGTTAAATGGAGACAATCACAAGAAAAGACCCTCTCAAGGAAAGGGCGCAAGTTATATAAGAATTTGCTTGAGGATATGAAATGGATGAAGATGTACAACCCAG